TCCAAGCCTGCCGCCTGCGTCAAGATCAGGTTTGTGGCGGTCTTATTATCCAGTCTCGCACGTAGTGCAAAATCGGTGATATATCGACTACATTCACCTTCATAATTTGCAGCTTTAAATGCTTCTGCCGCGGCTTGGCGTTCGCGGTACTCGCTTTCAAAGCGTGTCCAAGTGCTGTAGATTTTTGCTGCGTGCTCATCGATATTGACGATAAGTCTAGATTGAGTTTCAGCTAAAAGCGCGGTTTGTTTTTCGGGTGAAATTTCCCAGGTAAGTGTGTCAAGATTTAACACATGTGCCGCACTAGGTTGTGGGTCAATTAATACAGGGTTGCCTGTTTTATCTGCAATGATTTGTTTGCCTTGAGATTGCCCGTTAAGTAGCTCAATATATTTATCTTGGCTAATTTCCACCGCGCTTTCGGGTACAAAGCCACCGTCTGTGTCATCAAAAAAACCGTTTTTAAAATACATTGTCATCTTTTCCATCTCCCAATTGCGATGATATTTACGTAAGCAATTTCACCGCTATTATTGTACGTTTCACCGCACACTAAGTGGCATGCGCTGTTACTAGTGCCTTGCACAAATGTAATAATAGTATCGTGGTCGCCAACACTGTTGAAATACTGAGCTGTTGCGGTCAAAATCGGCATTTCGGTAAATGCGACCGCCCAATTAAAATTAACTTTGCTGTAATCGCCAGTTAACATATGCTTGCGACAAGTTTGTATCATCGTTCCATCAGGATATTTTCGCACCTCAATGTCGCCGATTTTTTGGTAGGTAATTGCAGCATTAATAATTTGAGAGGTAGCCTGATTAAAATCCGTAATCTCACTAGCCGTGTGCGTATGATTACGGTCAGCTTTGTCTTGTAATCCTTGCGCTAATCGCCCTGCATCAAGCGTACCAGCATTGGTCGCCTCGCCGTGAGATTTAATCCAAAAAACTACATCATCAAAGCTATTAATGGCTTTAATATAAAGTTTGAGTACAAGTGACTTAGGGCGTGTTTCATCGCCGCCTGTTTTGGCGTCGTCATCCGTTGGCATTGCATAGTAATTATCTGTTACTACACCATCTCCGACTAATGTCATTAATATTGTTTTTGGTACTCCAAAATCTGTATATTCAGTGTTACCGTTATAGTTTTTAAGTGTATCTTTTGTGTATGCGTTATTTAACGGTACCTTATGAGCATGTCGTTTTAATCCATCCTCTTGCGTTTGTCCCACATATAGCCCATTCCCCGCATTACGCAAAAATCTATCAGCTACTTTAGGCACACTATTAATTGAGCCATATTTACCGATTAAGTGACGATATAACTCAGGGTAACGTGGCTCGGTAACTTGTGTGGCAATCTCATCAAAGGCAATCCAGCCGTTAGGGATGTTATCCACGGCAAAATAAGCGGTCATGCCCACATCGCTGCGAGTTAAGTCAGGGAGTTTGTCGCTACCCAAAACCCGATACAAATCAGGAAAGGTTTGTTGATTAAATGTCGTGCCGTCAGCGCGTAAAAAACCGATTGGATTGGTCATTGCGCGTGGAAATGATACCACTGCACCTAAAGGTAAGCCTTTTTTAGCAGCCTCACCGACAGCATATTCGGAGGCAAACTTGTTTTTATCTGCTCCATCTGTTTTGTGCGATATTGGTAAAATACCAGGCTCTGTTTCTGTTGCTGATTTTGCTGTCCATTTTTTATTGGCAAGCTCTTCGGCTGCAATGGCTTTGTCATAAGCCGTTTTAACCGCGGCACTCGTTGCAACATCATCTGCGCTGTTGCTATCTACGCGAGACGACTTTTTACTATTCGGAATGTAATTACCCAAATTACGCGTAATTGCATCAATTAATGCTTTTAAGCCTTTAATTGCTTTCGGCGTTGCAGCCATATCTTCGGCATCTGAATCATAGCCTGAAAATAATTTTACTATCCCCTTTTTAACTAAACTTGCGATAGGTAACTTGTGCGTATGACCCCGTTCATCTTTGGTGTTTTCAGTTGTGTCATCTAATGTGAGCGGATTCATGCCTAAAAACGGCGAAAGTAAGCGGTGATCTGTCACATTGCCTTGGCTGTCAATATCCGCAAGAATTTGCACATAGTGTTGACGGTTTGCAGTATCTACATAATCCGCTTTTGATTGCGTGAGATACTTAATTTCGGTTTGATATTCGCCCGTTACGGTGCAATGATGCACAACATCGGCATAAACTGAGCACGGTAGATTGTTTGCGGTGAGGTTATAAAGTGCGGTTAAATCCATACGCACCCCTTCAACATAAGCTACACCTGGTTGAATAGTAAATTGATTGCCTGTTTTACGTTTAACCAGAAAACTATCATCGAAAAATACTGCTCTGCCATACAGATCACGATTGGTTAAACGAATTTTTTCATCAAGTCCATGTAAGCGTACAGTAAAATCAATTTGCCAAGTGTTCGCATTGACATTAATGCCCGTTAGAGCTTTTGCGCCACTAAATTCTAAAAGAATATTGCGCGTAATACTGTTGCCTTGAACAGCATTTTTATTTCGGATTTTTTTCACTGTATCCGTTTGCACCGCAACAGCTAAAAGATTTTTAGAACGATTAATTAAACCAATAAAATTGAAATCAAAATCGCCTACTTCAGTACCAATCGTCACAGAATACACAACGGCATTTTCATTAATCACGCCACTTTGCGATACGGCTTGGCGATGTACAATTTGTGTCGATGTGGGCATAGTGAGATATTGCGCAAGATTGTTCTCATTTAACCCTGGAATATTGGCAAAAATAAATTCATCAAACTGTACAGTGCCACGTGCAATAGTTTGTTCTGCAACGTAGCTTTCAAATTGTGGCGTAATTAAACTAGCCATAAATAAACCTCTTATTGTTGTTATTATCAGTTTACTTTCACATAAAAACTTTGGTGATCATGGTTAAATTCGCCGTGATAAATACTCACAGTTTCTTTAGTGATCACTTCAAAGGTATAACGCCGACAAGTGCGGCCATATTTTCGAATGATTAAATTGAGTAATTCTGTTTTCTTGGCTAGCTGAGAATCGCTCAAGCGAATTTTGATAACATCCCAATTTTCTCTGTCAAAACGTTCTTCAATTTCTACGTAGCCAATGCCTAAGCGTTCAAAAATTCGGATAAAGCCCGCTTTACTGCCCGCATCTTTCGCATTTAAAAAGGCATATTTCACACGCTTGCGGAAGAGTTCTAACGGCTCGCCCTCAAATCGTTCTACGTCTCGTTGATAGGCGATTAAATTTAAAATGCGTTCACTGCAGTGTTCTTCATCTAAAATATTGAAGGGAAATTTGACCGCACTTAAAACATAATCCCACCATTTTCCGAATAGCACGGCGATTTTGCTTAATTCGCCTTTATCCATCCAAAAGGGCAATTTTATTTTCATTTTCTCCCCTTACTTTTGGACTGTGACTGATAACTGCTGAATACGTGGAATTGATAACTCGCTTTGAATATCGCTTTGCCCCCATACGATAGATGCAATTTCGCTGATGTTGTCGTGGATTTCTTCGCCCAATTTTGACCAGCTAAAACGACTAAAAGGGTAAGTTCTTGTTACGCCATAATTATTATTTTCGCGAAATGCGCAGCGAATCATATTTTCAACCTGTTGCACGATTTCTTGCTTGCGCACCTCGCCGACAAAAATAGATGGCTGGAAGTAAATGGCGCACGTTAAATTATGTTTAGTTTCTGGCATAGCGTAGCAAATCAAATCATCACCGTGGCCGTGAAAGCCCTCGTCACGCACATGTCGATTGACTTTATCAATAAACGGCTGACTGGTTACACCCGTGTCCAATAACAAATAAGCGTTTGCCGTACCTGGCCCACGTGGCGCATCGTGTTTAAAATAAATTCTATCCACAGATAAGGCTGCGACTTTCGCGATCATGCCTTTGTAAACGCTGTCGATATGGTGTTGCCCAACACTCGAAAATTGTGTGCGGTAACGTTCACGTAATTCGTCGTTAGTTTCTCTGTCAGCACCTGGCGATGTAAGCCAATTTTCTAAATTTTCTACCGCACTTATTCCCGCAATAGATTCTGGCAAGATGCGATAATAACCTGCAGCCAAATTGAAATTTGCGCCAGCCTGCTCTGCGAGTACTGGCACAGGCGCACGCAACACACCTTTAGGAATAAGGGTATCTTTTGTCACAATCAAACGGAAAATCACATCATTAATACGCTCTGTCTGAATCACAGTGCCCGCTTTAATGGTGAGATCGGTTACATCGCTTTCTTTTGTAAAATGCACGACACCTTCTGCTTTTGTTGCCGCTTTAAAATCTAAACCCACTGCCCACGCTTGAATTTGTAACCAACTATCTTTTGCAGTTTTTACAAATAAATTCGGCAGAATTTCAGCAATTAAATGATCTGTCAGCCACTTCACAGGCTTAACCGCAATGGCTGTGATTAATCGCCAGAATGGGCTCATTCGGTTTGTGTTAGTAATCAATCCTTCTTCTGCAGTTAAGCGTTCAAATTCTTGTCGGATTTGAGTTTCTTCCGTTGGCAATCCGCTTTCAGCTAACATTTGTTTAAAATTTTCACTCATTTAAACGTAACTCCAATTCATCAAGTCGCCCAAATTCATAAGTTTCAGCGGTAATAAATAACTGTCCTAAACGTTCTTCGCTAATGGAAACGGTACCTGGAATCAAGCGCACATCTTCTTCAACCAATAACACCATTTGCAAAATAATGTCGCGACGAAAAATGCGCGAACGTTCCGCGATAAGTTGTGTCGCCAATCCACTTTCTAAAATGGCGTGTTTAATATCTTGCGCAATAGATATTCGGTTATCGCAAATTAACGGCTGATTGCCGCTATCTAGCGTAATGTCTTCGCCCGTAATCAGTAAATCAAGGTAAAGTTTTTCCATTTATCACCCTGCCGCTAACTGTTCTTTATTGCGCAATTTCTGCCAAATTTCTTCACTGTTGTTACTATTGATAGTGACACCACCATAATTTACAGTGCGTTGTTCTGTGCGGTTTTGTGTCAATGTTTTTGTCACAGAACCTTGAGGCATCGAATTTAATTGTGGTTGTAGACTATCACTTAAACTGAAATTTGAACCGTCTGATACCCCCATAGCTAGTGCTGGGCTTAATGCTTGTGCGGTAGGGTTATCTTTCCACTCTGGAATTAACGGAATATTAATGCCAGGTAATGAGTTTGCTTTTTCAATAATAAAATTCAGCATTTTGACAAAAGCATTCACAATACCTTGGAAAGCATTTAAAAAGATATTTCCTAATGCATCACCAATTTTTAGAAAACTATCAATCGGTGCGCTACTATCCCATAGGGTTAGCACGGCTTGCCAACCATCTATAATGCTATTCACCACAATAGAAAACACATCTGCAACAAAATTAAATGCCTGTGCGACCAATTCAACTGCATCAAGCACCGTGTTAAACACAACGCCCAGTGCATAACCAAGATCAATACCGAATTGTTGAAAACTATAAGCTGAATCAGAAGCACCACCAAATAGGCCAATAATACGCCCAATAGTTGCGCCGATTTTTTGCAATGCTCCCCACACTAAAGAAAACGCATTAAATAATGGGTCAAGAGATACACCCGCAGCTTTAAAACCTTGGATAAATCCACTAATAAATTGCATAAATTCATCACGGAATTTATAAATAAAAATTCCCAATCCCACGATTGCTGCAGTAACCAACATAATAGGACTTGCAAGAAAAGAGAACGCCACACCAATAGCCGATATAATGCCACTCATTAAAGTCAATGCTGCAGTTAAACCTGTAAAGCCTATCAATGCTCCCGCAGCATAACCAATCCAACGTGCAATATTTTTATAAGTTTTTAGCCACGCAACAAACTCTTGCCCTAGATCTGCCATACGATTAAAGAGCGGTTCAATCTTTTTAAGAATTTCAACGCCAATGGCAATTTTGATATTTTGTAAAATGGCAGAAAAACGCATCCATGAATCTGTTGTGATTTTGGATACACGTACAGCATCATCTAAATTATTCACCCCACCAATTTCTTTGATGTTATCCTTCAAGCTGTCAATTTTTGGCAGTAAATAGTTAATCACCTGCACCGCATCATTTGTGCCGAATGCTTTTGCAAGCTGTTGAGCCTCAACTTCATCAATGGTGTCACCATAAGATTTCTTAATTTTCGCTAAAATATCGGTAATCGGTAACATTCGATTATTCGCATCTAAAAAATCTAAACCCAGTTTTTTAGATGCCTTACCTACACCATTTAAAAACGCGGCGTATTTTGTCCCCGACATTCCCCCTGGCATTACAGACTGCAAGTTACCTAAAACGGCGAATTGCTCAGCCAACTCAACGCCTTTTGATTGACCCGTTGACATTAAATTAGTAAATGCTTGGGAAAGTGACTCACCAGACGATTTGAACATGTTTGCGGTTAAAGTAGCTTGACCTGCCATCATTTCAACCCATTTAGACTTGCCCATACGATCAGCTTCTTGTTGGAAAATCCCATACATAGTAGAGAGATAAGATCCCATTTCTTGCACGCTAGAGCCTGTCGCTTTAGCGAGAATGTTCGAACCTTTAGAAAAAGAAATCAGCTCATCATCGGTTAAGCCGTCAATGGCACGGGCAATTTCATTGACTGAGTTCACCACTTCATTTGATGCAATGCCGAAACTTGAAGAGAAATCTAGCGCGAATTGTTCAACCTTTTCTAAACCACTAGCACCAATACCTGCAGCTTTGACTTCGTTGATCGCGCGACTAAATTCAATGGCTGGATCAAGCGCGCTTTTTAGGGCGACACCTGCACCGACAATACCTGCCACGCCGATGCCGATATTTTTCATCGCATCTGCGCCACGTTTGCCCAAATCATCAATAGACTTCATGACCCCTTTCAACGGTGCTGAAAGTTGGTCTGTTAAGCTGATGATATATTCAAGCCCTTGTACTGCTGACATAATGAAACCCTAAAAGACTTTGGCAATACCGCTTGCGACGGCGTTTGCCTGTTGTTCAAAACACTCTTTGTGTAACCATATCGCGCGCGCTAAATTGTAGTCGCTGTTATCGGCGTGTGGTAAATAGTGCATACGTAGCGCAATGGCTTGAGATAACCCATTGCGCTCGATACTTTCCACACGCGCAGTTAGTTTTTTACGGTAATTTGAATTTCTGGCACAAACACTTCATTTACTTTCGCTGCTAGCTGTGCCGCCAGTGTTGGGACATGAATAATTTCAAGTAATGCCTCTTTTTGTTCGCGCGAAACAATCGCCAACAAATAATCTTTGATTGGCGTCACTTTATTGTTACTTTCAATGTCATTTAACATTTGATCGTAAGCTGCGTTATCTCGAATAAAGGTAAAATCAACGCCTGCAACATTTAATGTGATGGAATCTTTAAGATTTCCAGTAAGTTTTTCTAACAATGATTGCGCTTGTGTTTTTTCCATTTTTAGTTTTCCTTTTGGTTTCTACTTTGGTTGTTAAAATCTGTTATGCACTTGTTTATGGAGGCATACGCTGTAGTGCAAATATCAAGGCGATCTAACGCCTTATTTAAACTCTCTGCTAAATCGCCGTTAGTGCGAATATTCACGCTTAATGCTCTGCATTCGGTGGTTTGTGGGCAAATCAACCGAATATTATTTGGCTTGGGTGCGGTGGTTGAGCACGCCAGCAACATCGTTAGGCACGCGGCCATAAGTCCAATTTTTATTTTCTGCATTGTTTAGCACGTCCTTTAGTTGTTGCTGGCGTTGTTCGGCTTTTTTGTTTGCTTGGTTGAGTTGATAGGTCAATTCTGCATTTTGCGTTTCATACCGTTGCAACATCACTTTATTTTGTTCGATGGTTTGTTCACTTTGTTTAAGTAAAAGTGCGGTGGTTTCTGCTTGCTTTTTATAGTGCAAGGTGGAACCAATACAGCCCACAAACACCATCAAAAACACACCGATAAATAAGGCTTTAAATTCCATATTCCCCCAAACAAATTGCTTTTTCTTTAGCTCGTCGCATTTGCAACCCTTTAAGCACTCTACCGCCTGATTTACTAAAATCAGGAATGTGATTACACATTAATGTCCAATCTTCCTCTTTTGCCGCACGATAAATCGTTGTCGGCAATGTCATACGATGCTTTTTACTGTAATAACTTTTAATATTGGCACAACCAACATTAAAGGCTAAAGACACCATGGCATCATATTGCCCTTGATTCATTTTTCTGCCGTTAAAATCGGCGTTGATACAATTTTCTGCCTCTTTAATGTTTCGGCGTAGATCGGCTGCCACTTCGTCAATGGTCAAAACTTTACTTTTATCTACGTTGTGGGTATTGCCTACGCCATTCGTCCATACATCGGCAGGGCATTTATATGGATTGCGCACACAGCCTTCTAAATTAACAATCATATAAACTGCTTGTGGGCTGACTTCGTTTTGCAATTCTGCTGGCAAATCTTTTTGTTGAGCAAAAAAAGCAGTCGCAACAGCCGCCGCAGAACATAAAATCATTGCACCAAATTTTTTACTCATCACTAATTCCTAATTTTTTCGCCTCAATTTTTGCCGCCAACATTTTGTAGGCTAATTCATCTTTACGTGCTTGCACGTCTTCTTTGTATTTTCGGTAGGCAATCCATACTGATGCCGCACCAAATAAAATACCGAATATTGCTGCCCACTCATTTAGGGTAAGTCCTGATACAAAAGCAACGATAGATG